GAACCGCGGTGTCCGCGCCGGAGCCCACCACCAGGTCGCCCGCCGCGTCCCAAATCGGGTCCGACGCGACGTTGCCCGCGACGGCGGGGAAGAACCGGGCCGCGAAGTCGCTGAACTGGACGAGGGCGGTGTAGCCATCGATCGCCAGCTGCACGTAGGTCGTATCGTCGCCGGGAACGATGTCGCGGGCGCGAATGATGGGGCCTTGGTCGAACATGGTGGATCCCTCTCAGGAAAGAGCTGCCCAATCGGTGGATCGACGGAGCGGATGCGCCGGTTCTGGCGGCACGAATTTGCAGCGGATGAAGGCCTTCGCCTCCTTCCTCCATGCAATCAATACGCTGGCGAGCATCACGTCGATCAGGATGGAGGGCCAGGTGGGCGGGGAGAACGCATAGAACAGGTCGAGCCGATCCTGCAGTACGGACAGGCTGGCAACGATCTGGGAGGTGAAGGCGAACACCAGGGAGATGACCGCCAGGCGCCGACCCCACATCTCCCGCCAGCCTGGCATCAACGCCGCAACGTGCACGAGGTAGTGCATGCACACCAAGCACGCCACCAGGTTCATCCCCTGCAGAATCAGCTCAAGCATTCTTGTCCCCTCCACCGAGCAGAATGCGGTCCATGAACCGTTTCAGACCGGGGGTGGCGTATCGGTCGACAACCGCGCGCCCGGCAGCCATGAAGGTTGGCGCGAAAGCACCCAAGATCGCTGCGATCGCAACCTGGTAGGCCAGCGCCATCGGTTTGTCGCCGATAGTCAGCCAGAGCACGCACGCGGGCGCGAAGACCGTCGCGAACAACGTCGACCCCATCAGGATCGCGACCGTCTTGCGGAGGTTGGTTGGGGTCTCGTCTTGATTCGAGATCAAGGTCTGGGCGATGACCGCACCCCCCATGCCGAACCCGAACGCGATCGGATCGAGTCCGAGGGATTGGAGAAAGGGCGACGCGGTCGCCCCGCAAGCGACCCCGATGCAAACGTTGGACAGCAGATCACTCACGGTGTTTCACCCTCATCCACAACAGGAACAGACCGACGCCCAGGAACCCCACCGTGAAGGCCCGACCCGTCTGCGCGTCGCAAATGGAGCCGTTCTCGTCTGATGCGTCTGGCCACAGGCCGACGCACATCGCTCTCGCTATCCCGAACAGCACGCCCATGACGGCGGCTTCTCGATACATCGCCCAATAGGGGGCGCTGACCAGCAGCAGGCCCTGCGCCACCTGATCCGCGGCCCACACGTCCCATGGCATGGCCTTGTGCCAGAACTCCGGCACGTTCAGCACAAGCACCAAGACCAACGCGCAGACCGCGGCCTTCACTTCGGCGGTCTCCGTCCGGGGCCGCCGGCACCCATCGGGTCTACCGTGTAGCCTGGCCATGAATTGCGCTGGAGCCAACCCACCAGGCGCCGGTCAAGCCAGGCCGCGAAAGGCAGCAGGATCGTTTGCTTCGCCTTCTCCCACATCTCACGCTCCTTGCGCGCACAGCCTGCGCATGAGACCCGTCAACCGTTCCCGGTTGGCCAGGCCGTGTTGTCCCCCGTTCACCGCTTCCGTGACCTTCTCCGGGTCACCGATTGCGCTGTCCGGTACGTGCCCCTCCCACCAGGCCACCGCGCAGTCGAGCACGACGCTGGGCTCGCTGAGCATCTCCGGGTGCGAACCGACCGGGATACCGGTCACGCGCTGCACCGCCATGTAGTTGGCCTTGCCGGTGATCTGGGGGATGCCCCGCCCGCGGTACGCCCAGCCATCGGCCGGAGATGTGTTCCCCAGGCGATAGCCGTACACGTAGCCCGCCAGCTTCTCCGGGTTGCGGGCGTAGCGCTCTGCCGTCGCCCGGTCCGGGAAGCGTTTCGGCCAGACCTGCATCAACCTGTCGGCCGAGTAGTCCAGGTTCTCCTCCATGCGCTCGAGCATGCCGGTCTCGTGGAGCGCCTGACCCATGAAGTCCGGGATCTCGCTCTCACCCTTGCTGAAGACCCGAGGGTTCAGGTGTGAAGCGAGCGCGGTCGACCAGACCACGGCCGTGGTGAGGCGCACGCCGGCGGCCGAGAGCACGTCCCGCCACCACGCGGCTGTCCATCGTTCGAGGGCGGTCATTGCGTCACCTCAGCGGGTTGCGTCGTACTGGGCTCGCACTGCGGCAGCGTCGGCCATTGCAGCTGTAGCGATGCGAGCAAGCTCGACCTGTAGCTGCAGACCATCTGCCAGACGGCCTGCGAGGTCGGGAGGTTCGGGGGCGGCGGCAACGATGGCCGGCGTGGTGGGTCGACAGGCAGCTCGGGCAAGGGCCGCACCGAGCTGCTTGCGCAGCCGCTCGTTGTCAGCGCTGAGGTCGCGAGCAGTGCTGTCAGAAGCAAACAGCGCATCAGCCCGTTGGTTCTCGATCTCCTCGGCATCACGTTGCATCTCCTCTTCCATGAGGCGGAACTGCGCCTCGCGATTGGCCCTGCGTGCTTCCTGTTCCGCCAGCTGCGTGGCGTGTTCTGCCGTGATCCGATCCAGTTGTGCGCCGAGTCGCAGGCCGTTGGCTGACCAGCCAGCAGCCCCGCCGAGTGCGAACAAGACCGCCGCGATGCCGGCGTAGGCCCAGCTCGACAGCCCGGAAAGAAGTGCGAATGGATTCATCTCAGATCCCCGTTCCCATGCGTGTCTTGACCGCAAGCTCGTTGGCCTGCATGGTCTCCTTGCTGCGGGTGCCGATCGCCAGCTGCGCCAGCTGTGCCTTCTTGTCCGCGAGGCTCATATCGTGGTTCTCGGCCAGCTCCATCAGCCGCAACTGGAACTCCTTCTCGGCCAGCTCCTTCTCCTGCTGCAGCTCGGCCATGTCGGTCTGTTGTTTCATCTTCGCGGTCTCGATCCGCGGGTCTGTTGGGGGCGGCTGCTCGGCCTCCTGCTTCGCCTCCTGTTCGAGCGTCAGGTCGTCCTTGATGATCCGGCTTGACTGGAGGTGCTGCGCCTTCAGCATGCCCTTGTACAGCTCCTTCCAGTCCGTCAGCTTGTCGAGCTGCGGGATCGCGGCCGCGGTCTGGGCAATACCGAGCATGGCCTGGTTCTGGATATCGCGGATCAGGAGCGCGCTAGACCCGAGCGCCTTGACCGAGTAGTCACCCTTGATCTCGTCCTTCGACGAGTAGGCCATGTTGTAGTCGTAGTAGCGGCCGATATGGCGCACCGTCACCTTGTCGTCGAAGTTCTTGACGAGCCGGCGCTTCACCACGTTGGCCGAGTTCATCAGCATCTGCATGCCGCCCACGGTCTCGGGAGCGTTCCCGCGCTCGCCCTGCATGAGCATCGGGCTGCCGGTCTCCTCGTCCGCGAGGTCCTTGCCCATCTGGATGATCGCCGCCAGCTCCTGCTGGTGGTTCGCGAATTCGACCACCTGGACCGCCTTCTCGACGTCATCGATCTCGTTGCTTACGAGCCAGATCTTGCGGGCCCGGATCTCCCACTCCCCGTCCGCCGGCGCGATGCCCTTCTGCTTGACGAAGATCATGCCCCCGGCGGTCACCGCGGCGTTGTCCATCATCTGGCGCCACGCAGCGTTGATCACCCGCTGCTGCGCCCGCATGACGTACGGCAGGCCGTAGCCCCAAATTGAGTCCAGGTCCTCGACCCAGGGGAAGAAGTCATACGGAAGGTCACCCGTTTCGAGCGGGTTCAGGAACGCCTTGACCACGGTGCTGTTGATCAGCACGACGACCGCGCTGAGGTTCAGCAGGGCCATCTCCGTCTCGTCCTCCGTGTCGACCTCCGGCAGCCCCTCGACGCCGGCGGCCATCAGGTCCTCGTAGTTCACCTCGCCGGTATAGGTCCAGACCTCGAAGTTCGGGATCTTTCCCTGGTCCTGGTAGTCGCGGTCCCAGCGGGTCTGCTTGTCGCTCGACGCCTTCGGTCCCTCCATCAGCACCTGGGCGATCTGCTCGCGCATGTAGCCCGGCTTTTCCGCCAGCTCGCGCACACGCTTCGGGGTCATTTCTTCCAGTTCGATCACCCCCCGCCCGTTCTGCACGTCCGTGCCACACGCCGGGTCCGGCCACACGTTGCGCGGGTCGACCGCGAAGCTGGCGGGCGTGGTCTCCTCGACGTACTTCAGGATATGCAGGATCTTCGGCTTGTTCGTCTTCGGGTCGACGATCGGCTGGCCCGCGGGATTGGTCGCCGCCTTCGGCACCCACGCGCGACGAGTTCGGTTGGTGACGACCGGGCCCTTCAGCACGCCCGTACCGAGCACGGCCGCCCAGTGCAGCACCTTGCGCACCTCGGCGTTGTAGGAGCACTCGGTCAGCTGGTCGTCGATCTCGCGCTCCATCCCCTCCGCGCACTCCTTGGCCAGCTGCTGCACGCCCTGCGCGACCGCGCTGCGGGTGTAGTGCACCATCTTCGGCTGACCGGTCTCGGGGTCGATGACGGGCTTGTTGTCCTTGTCGAGCAGGGGTCCGACCACCGGAGAACCGTCATCGTTGACCTCCGGGCTCAGGTCCTTGAGGTCCTGCACCATGCGCGGGTTTGGGGTCGGCTCGATCCCCCAATTCCGGTCCTCGACGGGCAGCAGGATGTCCGCGAGGTTCGCCTCCGCGGCGTCGGTCTTGCTGCGGGTCATGCCGATGAACACCGTGCTGCGGGTCGGCATCTGCTTCTGCAGCTTTGACGACGGACCGCCGCCCCGCTCGAGCGAGTCGATCAGGGAGGTGCCGTAGCGCGTGGCCGCGTCCTGGCTGCGGTACTGGTCCATGTCGTCGACCCAGCGCCGGTCGATGCCGTTCGCCGATCGGGCCGCGATCCACTCGTCGCGCAGCTTGGCCAGCCAACCCCCGAATTGCTGGAGCTTCTCCTGCCGTGCCGCCTCCTCGCGCGACGCCAGCTCCTCCGGGCTGACCTCATTCGGGAAATCGTCCGCGCTCTCGGCCTGGACGTCGATCATCAATGCCGCCGGCATGTCAGTACCCCATCACCGCATCGAGCGGTCGTTGTGCGGGGACGAGCGCACCACTCCCCCCGAACCCGAAAACGTCCGGGCCCTTGGCCTCCACCTCCGTGATGCCGATCCGCTTCATCATCATCCCGATGCGGGTCGCGCTGAGGATGTCGTCGTCCTTCTTCACCACCTGACCGTTCTCGCGGTGGTAGTTGCGGTATTCCTGGAACCACTGGCTCAGGTGTGAAAAGACCCGGAGGCGCCGGGTCTGGAATCGAAGCATCATCTCGGAGATGCCGGCCTCAAAGCCGTAACCCCCAGGTTTGCCGTCGGCGCCGGGCGGGAATGTCGCGTGCGTGCTGTGCATCGCCACGCCGGCCTCGCGATATTGCTTGGCCAGCTCCTCGCCGGAACCCTTGTCGTGCTGGTAGCCGTCGTGGGGCCACGCCACAGGGATCCAGGACCCGGCGGACCGGATCGTCACCGCCTGCAGCGCGACGCTGGTGTGGCGGCCGCGCCAGCAGTCGTACACGTAGAGCACGTCGGTGTCCGCGTCGTACGCCAGCCAAACCGCGGCCGCCGGGTGATCCCACCCGAAGTCCAGCCCCACAAGGCGCCGCCAGTGCGACGGTATGGGGAACGGCTCGACCTTGATCCCGCTCTCCGCGATCGGGAAGACGAGGCCGCTGCCCCGCATCGGGATCCCGTTCGCGCGGGCCTCACGCTCGTGCTCCGGGTAACTCGCGATGATCAGCGCGCGCTGCTCGGGGCTGTAGTGCTCCGCGTCCTCGATCGTCATGTGGACCGTGACGCAATCCGGCTTGACGCCGCCGAACGGGTCCATGCCAGGGTCGAGCCCCACGGTCGCGCGCCCGCCGAGCGGCTGGTCGCCGGCCTCCGCGTCGAGGAACCGCTTCACGACCTCCGTCATGCCGAGCAGGGGCGTGCACGTCACCATGACGAACCCGCCGGTAGCGTTCGTGCGGGTCAGGGCCTCGCTGTAGATGTCGAGTGGCGGCTCCTCGTCGAGCCACACCCCATCGAGCGTGTCCGCCTGCCACTTCGTGCGACCTTGGTCGTAGGACGCGAACACGCATACCGACAGCTCGCCCGTCACGTGACGTACCGAGACCGACGCGACGGCGTTCGCCACGCCGCTGGCGCGATCGATCGAGACGATCCGGTCCTTCGGGATCGCGCCCGTGCCCCACAGCGCGTCATCCTCGGGCGGCCCGAGCAACAGCCTCTGCACGCCCTTGACCGTCAGCTCGCGGGACTCGGAGCCGGCGAGGTAGCGGCCCGCCCAGGCGATGCGCCGGCCGGTCCACCAATCCGGGTAGTCGCCCGTCAGGTGCATCGCCCACTCGTTGGCCCCGGACAGGGTCTTGCCCAGCTGGTTGCCAGCCAGGAACAGGCGCTCGCGCTTCGTCGCGCCGGCGGCATGGAACTCCCGCTGCTTCGGATACGGCCGGTAAGCGTAGAGCTTGCGTGTCGAGCGCATCGCCTGCCGCGTGTCCATCAGCTGAAGAAGCTCGCGCTTGTCCTCCGTGGACATCGTGGCCAGGATGCCCCGCAGCACCTCCGGGTCGAGGGTTGCCAGCTGCTCGACGATGTCGGGCTTGCTCATGCGCCACCTTCCAACCAGGGTTTGGTCTGCGCCTCACGCTTGACGATCGCCTTGGCTTCATCCGACGACGTACCGGCACGTTTCAACGTCTGCAGCCGCTTGGCCGTCCAGCACACCTCGTCATAAGGGATGCCGGAAAGCTGTGAAAGCATCGCGAGGCCGTTGTAGGTGCCGTCGCCGTTATCAATCGGCGGGGTGTGCAACGATTGATTCATGCACCACCCCCGCCACGCCGGCGCTTCAGGGCCTCCGCCAGGGCGGCGTTCACCTTGGCGGTGAT